TATGGACGAAACGTCTCTTTTAAGAATTGTTTGTATGTTACTACTCTTTTATTCATATTAGTAATTCATTAATTTATCCCAATCGCGTTTGTAAATATGTAAAGATGATGCGAACATAATAAACTTACCAACTGGTATTCCTAGCTCGTTAGCCATCCATTCTTGCAATGCTATAGCTAACCAGATATCATTCTGGAAGTGAGTAGCAAAGTCTGTACTTCGCATATTGTAAATTATATCTAAGCTACCATCTCTTTTCATGAAGTGATAGAACATTGAGCATGGTATTCTTTTCAGTCCCATTCTGTATTGGTCTATGTGTCTATCATGTATTTGAATAATAGCTTGCCTTGTTTCTGGATTATCTTGAAGCTCTTGCTTAACTCTTTTCAATTGCCAACACATTCTCTCTGAATATGTGTACTCGAAAGTTAATTCGTTAGTTAAGTTATTCTTTACTAAGAACTCGTTCCATACATCTTCTCTTATCTTATATGCATTACCAGGATTAACTTCTTTCAGACTGATTCTCTCTTTAAACTCTGCCAGACACCATGCTTGAGTAACAAGTGGCATCTTGTCTTTATCTGCTACATCTAATATGGTAAATGAAAATGCTTGTATCTCTCTTGTATTAAATTCTTCGTCTGAAGAAATACGTTTATTCTGCATCGTCTGCGTATGTACAGTCGATGCACATTTCTTAAGCTCGCGAGCAATATCATTGATAGCCATGCGACATGTTTCGTATATTCTCATAAGATTATGATTTAACTGGCGTCCAGTTTTTTATTTTCTTAGGATCTACTTTCATTATACACTTAGGATTAGTGCAAACATAAGTAGCTGTGTCATGTTGAGGAGCAACTAACTTCTGTTCCTCAACGATCTTTCGATACCTAACTAATTTCTGTTGCTTGAATTTACATTCAGGGCAAGTATGTAGTACGATCTCTATTAGAGATTCATTAGTACTTTGATTTAATTCGTTTCTCATTGACTTTTATTTTCTTCAGCACTAGTGTAGCTAATAATTCAGGGTCTATTCCTGATGCGAAACATGCATTAATAAAATAGATCATAATATCTGCTACTTCATCGTAGTACTCGTTGATATCTGTGAAATACTTTGTTTGTCTCCATGTCTTTGCATTATTAAGTGCAACTACTGCCTCGTTAATCTCCTGGATCATTCTCCAGAAAATGTTATTATTAATATGTTTACATACTTCTGGAGAATGTAAGTTCTTTCCATCTCCAAAAAGTAATCTAGTTGGGAAACCTTCTATCTCTCCAAACTTCTTCTCGACTTCTTCCTGTGCTTTAAACATTTGTATAAGTAGATCTTTCTTTGGATCTGCTTTGATTGGCTCGTCTTTTATATTCATAGTAGTTTAGAGTTTTTATAAATAAAGTCATAAGCTTGTTTAACAACTGCTGCTCTTGATACATCTCCATCAATATATACTTTCCTAAGACAAGAGTTATATACTACACTTTTGTATTTAGCAAGAATTGGTTGGATGTGATGTTCTCGTAAGAAATCTTCTTTCTCTGTTTCAAATCTCTTGATTATAGTTTCTACGTTAGTACTCATCTTCATTAGTAGCATTCTGTCTCTGTGTTGGTATTCAAATCTCTCCCAATCAAATAACAATGCAGGCTTATAGTTTCTCAAGACTGCTCCATATACTAACTCTGTAATATGACTTCTGTCAAAGATGTGAAATGTATCTGGTCTTTCTAATGCATAGTTATAAAGACCTCTGTATATTCCAATAGTCTGCTGACCACTTGCTAAAGTATTATCAGGCTTGATTGTGTTTTTATAAATTGTAGCAGGGATGAGGCGAGAGAGCCCTCTGATTAGTGACGATTTTCCACTTTTGTCAATTCCTTCAATTAATATAATCATAATTGTTTACCCCTTAAATTCAACCGAGTCATTCTCTCTTGTAATTTAAGTTGCTTCTTAAAGATTAAGTCATTCTTTCTTCTCTTAATCATAAATGCTTTCGATGTTCCTTGTCCTATCAGATGCTCTCTTTTCTCGAATGTAAGAATTAACTTTGCTCTTTCTCTCTTTACTATTAAATAAGGAAACATCGCTTTAGTTATACATTGTATAGAATCAGTTGAAGTTGAACTCCATGAATAAAGATCTTTGTGCCTTGGGTTCATTCTTCTCCTTTCTTTTATTCTACCCCCAATATTTTTTCGTATATATTTTAAAGCATTTAAATCAGTATTGGATATCGACATACCAATATGGAGAGAAGGACGCCCATTCTTAGAAGTACCGTGTCTTTTAATTCTGAACGCCCCTTCGCCATCGAAGAAACCTGCAAACCAAATTAGAAATGTTTTATCGAATTTAGTTTTGATGATTTGTTTCTTCATAATTTCTTTTTCTTCTTTCTAGCTCCTTTAGGATATCGTTGTTTCGATAGCTCTTGGAGTGCTCCTCTTAATTCCCTAATTGATTTTTTAGTAGGGGATGCAGGTTCAAATAAAGCCATAAGCTCAGTTACTTTATCTGATTCCGGTGTATGCTTATACAGTTTGATTCTTCCTCCTCTTTTCTTGTTTCCTTTTAGAGCTTTCTTTTCTTTGGCTTCATCTATCTCGTCTTCTTCTGGAAAGTTACCTCTTCTCTTTTTCTCTTCAGCTGCTTCTTCGTTCAATTCCATTGTTTTGTCAAGAATAGATTTTACCATAAATTTATAGATCGTCTAAAGAAGCTTTTTTCTTTTTCTTCTTTTTTGATTTTAGTTTCTTAGATTTTTTAGGTTTGTCATAATCTTCGTCAGCATCGTCTAGCTCTGTAATTTCGTAGTCAGTACTTTGTCCATCTCCTAATTTCTTAATTTCAATCATTGTACCTTTTCGAATATAAGCAAACTTTCGAATTACTTTAGCTGCACTAGTTGATAAATCTTTTGCTTCATCTTCTCCGTCTAATAAGATTTGAAACTGATAGCTCATCTTATTAAACTTCGTGTTCATCTTCTCTGTATATCCCATGTATTTACCTACTACTTTTTCTCCTATTTCCATCTTAACATATTTACCACTAGCATTAGCGATATTGATTAAGTCCTTGTTAACGTATACCATAATAATTAGATAGTTGTTCGTCGACTAGATGTATACCTAGTTGTACGAACATCAAATTTTAAGAATGTTTTATTTGTTTCTCCTTTTCTATTCTTAGCGATATGTAATTCTGCTCTGTCTCTTTTTTCTTGATCTTGCAATCGGTGTAGTAAGAAAACGATATCGGCATCTGCTTCTAAGTTTCCAGAATCTCTTAGGTCTTTTAACTGAGGACTCTTTCCATCTGCGTTCCTAGTTAATTGAACGGGAGAGATAACTGGAATGTTTGTTATTCTAGCTAACATTTTTAAATTCTTAGAGATCTTACCAACTCTTTGGTTATCATTTCCATTTGAATCTGGCTTATCTCTTAAGAATTGAAGGTAGTCTACAACAATCAAATCAATTTTATTAGATATTAGATGTTCTTTTACAACATCGATTACTTCATCTGATGTAGCTTTAGCTAGTTCAGCTATTGAGAAAGGAAGTTTCTTCATTCTCTTATAACCTATTTTCAATTTCTTTCTCTTGATATCTCCTTTAATTATATTACTACATCGTTCATTAAGAGCGAAAGCTAATAGTCTATCGTATATATCGATAGCATCCATTTCAATAGAAAAGAATAAAACGTGTTTTCCTTTCTTAGCTGCGTTATAAGCTATTGAAAGTGCAAGAGCAGTCTTACCAACTGATGGTCTTGCTCCTATTAAGATTAAGTCTCCTTTTCTAAATCCTCCATTCATAGATGCATCAATTGAATCTAATCCAGAGGGTACTAGGTCATCGATTCCATTTTTTCTGTTCTGTATCTCTTTCCTATGTTTCTTTGTTAAAGATGACAGAGTGAAGATTTCTCTTTCTGAATCTTCCCTGTGATATTTAGCTCTTTGCGAAATACTTTCAAATACAGAACGTAATTCAGTTTCTGTCATAGGAGGTCTGTTTCTCTGGTTCCAATCCTTGACTGCTGGCCAAGCTAGTTTCTCCCATAATTTATAAGGAGTCTTTGTTAAGAATAAGCCACATACTTTAGCAGCCTTCTCGTTTCGTGAACCAGAACCAGCTCCTTCTAAGATTTCGTCCCAATCAGTATTACCCTGTTCAACTAATTCTTTGTGAAAGAGTTCTACTGGGAAGGGAGTAATCTTGACCTTAGTCTTCCACTTGTATCTTTTCCCAGACGAGTGTAACGAAGGAGGTGCAACTACGTATCCCCCGTTGTTTCTAATGTCAGTTAACTCTTTGATTCTAACTGCATTTGTAACACTGTCCGAGTATTGATAATAAAAATGAAATCCATTTCCACCAGTACTGACAGTTTTAGTTTCAGGAAGATATGAATAATCTCCTCCTTCTTCAATATCGACAACTGTTAGATTTGAAATCTTTCCTGTGACAATACCAATATTAGCATCTGGGTATTCTTTCCACCATCTCTTGATTTGTTTACGAGTTGCTAATTCCTGTGTATATTTTTTCCAAGAGAGTAGTGGTGTCTTAGCTTTTCGACTAACTGGTATAATCGACCACCCCTTAGCTCTTATCGCTAATGCTTTTTGTAGCATGTCAATTTTCATAATCAATTTTTGATTAAATTAGCTTGAATCCATTTCATAATTTCTGAGCCTTTCGCTATATATACTGCTTTATGTGCAGACCCTTTGTTAATACAATTTACTGCTCCTGAACTAAGGACCCTTGTCCATACTGACCTAGATTTAATAGGAAGCATCTTGTTTCTTCCCATCTCTACTAAGTCAGAGACTGTATACCATTTATGAGGATTTAGTTCTAAGCGATTTATCATACTTTTAAGACTGAGTCATATAACTTGCAATCACAGAAATCATATTTGGCGTGAATTGCTCTAGGAAATTTTCTAGCATTAATTAGCTTGCCTTGTTGTTCGATTAAATGATAAAGACTTATTATATCATCAACTGTTCGATGAGTTCTCATAATTTGAATAGGTTCTCTCTTGTGTTTCTTTAAGAAAACAATATATTCAAAGTATTTTGGAAGTTTACCGTATGTATTATAATACCACATATAATAGAAAGTTGGTTGAAGTGATTCATCAATATCTTTCTGCTTATACTTCTTCGTACTAGTTTTATAATCTCCGATACCTTCGTCTTTAGTAACGTAATCTGTGATGCCAGTGATACATCTAACAATCTTTGATGATTTCTTAGTTGCTGGATTTTTCAAAAAGAATTTGAATCTTTGCTCAGCACTTTTAATGTTGTTTAGATGTTCACTGTGATTCTCAAAGAAATAAGTTAGAAGTCTTTTACCATTTTCAAGATTTTCTTTATAGTTGATTTTAGGATAATCAACGTTAGGTCTAAAGTATAAATCTTTGTATAAGAAATTCTCTGCGAATACTTTCAATGGTTTAGTCTTCTTATTCTTAAACTTTAATTCAAGAGCTAGATGTAATGCAGAACCGAATGCTAGAGGTACAGGTTTATATGGAAATTTGATTTTCAATATGCTCCTATACCAATATAGCAATGGGCATTGTAGATAATTTCGAAGAGCCGAGTACGACATCTTCTCTATCATATCTATTTCTTTAACTCTGATTTACGTTTCTGAGCGTAAGCAATTAGATATTCTGATTGAGTATCTGAGAATTTCTTCTGTCCTTTCTTCATTTTCTTAACTGCTACTGCGAACTGCTTCTTGTTCTTAGCCATCGTTAAGTTATTGATATGAACTTCAATACCTTCTAACTCTTTCTTACTGATTTTGATACCGAAGTCATCTGCTTCCTCTTCCTCATCGTCATCATCTTCATCTGCATCTTCGTCATCTTCGTCGTCGTCTTCTTCGTCATCTTCGTCCT